TAACTCATCTATACGCAGGACCTTGTTGCAACCCACATGCACCTAAGTTGTCAAGTTTTTCAAGTACAGTTTTCGTAAACGGTAAGGGTATTGGAAGATTGGGTGATGATTATTCATCACATGTTATTTCTTCTGGTTCCTCCAATGTCTTTGCAGGATAAGTGGTATAAATAATCATATGGCGAAAGTTACAAGACAAACAACCAACTTTTCTGATTTGGATATGCTATTCACACGCAATCCGAATACGAATGATGTTGGGCGTAAACTAGATGTGGAAGCAATTAAGTCTTCATTACGTCATTTGATTTTGACATCTACTTACGAAAGACCATTTCACCCAGAGATTGGTGGGAACATTCATGCGTTGTTGTTTGAGAATGATTCTCCGCAACTGCGTAGAATGTTAGAGCAGTCGATTCGTAATACGGTTGTGAATCATGAACCAAGGGTAGAACTTTCTCGTGTACTCGTTAATCCGAATCCAGATTCAAACGAATATACGATACAGATTTATTTTTATGTTGTTAGTACTAACGAAGAACAGGTTTTCACAACCTATCTACAAAGGTTAAGATAAGATGGCAGATAAGAGAATCAGAATCACGGAACTTGATTTTGACAACATCAAGAGCAATCTAAAGGCATTCCTCAAGTCACAAGACAAGTTTAAGGATTTTGACTTTGAAGGGTCAGGTATGTCTGTACTCATGGATTTGCTTGCGTACAACACTCACTATAATGCATACTATGCAAACATGGTAGCGAATGAGATGTTCCTTGACACTGCAGTCAAGCGCGACTCTGTTCTTGCACATGCTAAGATGTTGGGATATGTTCCTCGTTCATCTACTTCTCCAACTGCTCGTATCAACGTAACCGTTAACAACCCATCTGGTTCACCTACCGTACTTACAATGCCACGCGGTACACTGTTCAATACTACGGTTGCTGACACTACCTACCAGTATGTCGTACTATCAGATATCTCTACCACAGTAACTGGTGGAGTTTATTCTTTCCTTGACGTTCCAGTTCGCGAAGGTACTCTTGTAAACTTCCAATACGTTAATGATGCTTCAGATGATACACAGCGTTTCTTAATTCAAGATGCAAAAGCAGATACTTCAACCTTGAAGGTTTCAGTGCGCGAAGGTGTAACTGGAAGTGCTACCGTTGTGTATGAACAGTACAGTAACTACATTGACGTTGCAAGTGACTCGGAAGTCTACTTCCTTGAAGCGGCAGATAAAGGTTACTACGAAATCAAGTTTGGTGATGGTATCATCGGTAAAGAATTACCAGACGGTGCAGTCATCACAATCTCTTATTTGATTACAAACGAAGAAGAATCGAATGGTGCAAATAGATTTACACTCGCAACATCTGTTGGTGGTTCTACTGATGCAACTATATCTGTTGTTTCTAATTCTACAGGTGGTTCTAAGCGAGAAAGTGTTGACAGCGTTAAGTTCAATGCACCTCGTTATAGATCATCTCAGAACAGAGCAGTCACTGCAGACGATTACAAGGTAATTGTTCCTAAGTTGTATCCAAACGTTGATGCGATTCAAGTATGGGGTGGTGAGGATAACGATCCTCCAGTGTATGGTAAAGTATTCCTTTGTATCAAACCTAAAACTGGTGAGCGTCTTACCTCTTTGACTAAGCAATCAATTTCTGATGGTATCCTAGCAAACAAGTCTATGGTGTCCATTACACCAGAAATTACTGACCCTGTTTATTTGCACATCGTTCCATCAGTTACTGTATATTGGAATCCAAACTCTACCGAATCTTCAGAGTCTGTTATTGAGCAAAAAGTTCGTGATACTATTATGAACTACTACAATACAGAAATTAAGAACTTTGATTCTGTATTCAGATTCTCTAAGTTGATGAGATTGATCGATCAGTCTGATGTGGGTATTGTTTCTAACATCACGACTCTCAAGTTGGAGCGACACATTGTTGCTAAACTTGGTCAGGAAATTAGATACATCCTCAAGACGTATAATAAAATTTACACACAGGGTCCTGGTACACCATCTGCAATCTCCTCCACAGGTTTTATTCCTAGTGGTCGTACTGAGGTACACTTCTTGGATGATGATGGAAATGGTGTTGTTCGTGCATACTATTTGGAAGAAGGTACAAACACCAAAGTTTACACAAACCTAAACCAAGGTACTGTGAACTATGCTACAGGTGAAGTTGTCGTTGATGCACTAAATCCTGCATCTACAGTTGAACCCAACCGTGTAATCATTGTTCGTATCGTTCCAGAGTCTAACGATGTTGTCTCTGTACGAAATAGTTTATTGTTGATCGAAGAACAAGATATTAAGGTTGAATCTATCGTTGATAAGATTGCAACTCGCGAGTCTTCAGCAGGTACAGATTACCAGACAACATCATCATTTGATGTTTCTAGAAATGCATCAACTGAAACCACAGTAACTACTGGTTCTGCCTCAATCGCTACAGATTCGTCAAGTGGTTCTGGTGGGGTTGACTACGGAGTCTAATAGATGCCTAGTATTAACGAAAAGATTTCTGCGATTGTCGGTGAACAACTTCCTGAGTTTGTAAAATCCGACTATCCTACCTTTGTATCTTTTCTTGAAGCATACTATGAATTCCTTGAGCAAGAAGGTGGTGCAATTGAAGCGACTCGTAACGCGAAGTTGTATAATGATATTGATCGCACTATTGATGACTTTGTAGAACACTTCCGTCAGGAATACATGGTAGACATTCCTGATACTATGGTTGCTGATAAGCGTCAAGTTGCAAAGTACATCAAAGAATTTTACGAAGCGAAGGGTACTACTAAATCAATCGAACTTCTCTTCAGACTGCTGTTTAATGAGCAAGCAGAAATTTACTATCCAAAGAGAGACATGCTTAGAGTTTCTGATGGTAAGTATAATATTAATGAGGTAATTCACCTTATCAATGTAACTGGTGAGATTGGTGATATTGTTGGTCTTCAGATCAAGCAAGAAGCGATTCCTGCAAATAACATCGAAGAAGCAACCGCAACAATCGAATCGGTAATTTCATTTAACGTTGGTTCAACTCTAGTCAACCAATGTGTCATTACTCCAGAGTCAATTGAAGGTGAGTTTGTAGCAGGTCAGACAGTAACCGCTACGAATGGAACAATTACTATTACTGGTGAGATTGATCATATTATCACAGGTGTAACCATCGAAGATGGTGGTGCATACTATTCAGAGCAAGACGGTCTGGAAGTTTACGGTGGTACTGGTGAAGACGCACAGTTCGCTATTATTGGAACTGGTCGTGGATCAATTGACCGAATCTTAGTTTTAGATGGTGGTTCTGGATATGTTGCAGGGGAACCATTAGAGGTAACATCCCCAACTATCGGTTCTGGTTTCTCAGCGAGGGTTGCTCGTACTGAACCTGCAATGTTAGTTGAGAATGGTTCTGATTTCATTACTTTTGAAGATGGTAGTAAAATACTAGAAGAGGTTAACTTCATCGTATTTGAGAGTGGTGAGAATATTATTCTTGAAGATGCTACCATCTCAGATGGCGATCCACATACTCATTATCTCTTGGATGAGAATAATGGAGTAATCGGTGAGATTCAAGAAATTGAGATTCTCAATGGTGGACAGAACTTCCCAGAACTTCCAATTGTAGATGTTGAAGATTTTTCTGATGGTACAGGTGCAATCTTCCGTGTGCAATCAGACTCTATTGGTAGAATCATTGAAGTTGAGCGTATCTCTCTTGGTACTGGATATACAGAAGCACCTAGAATCCAAGGTAGAGCAAATCTACAGTGCTATGAGATTACTGGTACATTCCTCGCAGGAGAAAAAGTACGCGAAGAAAACCCTGAACTTCTCTTAGAGAATGGTGAGTATCTTCTTTTGGAAGATGGTAATCAACTTCTCCAAGATGGGGCAACTCCAGTAGAAGGAACACTTTTATCCGTAGACTACAACACTGGTTTGATTCGTGTTGAACCAGATACAGAAGATGACATTTTCGATGCACCACACCACTTAGTTGGTGTAACTTCTGGTGCTAAAGCAGAAGTACTTGATGCTCAACGTCCTACAATCACTGCTCATAGTGGAGCAGTTGCTACCACTCTTGGTAAGTTTGTGAATGCGGATGGTCGTATTTCTGAAGCGTCTAAGAAGATTCAAGATTCATTCTTCTATCAAGACTTCTCTTATGTAATTAAGGTTGGTCAGTCAATTAATGTTTGGCGTGATGCAGTCAAGCGAATTTTACATCCAGTTGGTCTTGCTCTCTTTGGTGAGGTGTCGGTTCAGACTTCTGTTCGTGCAAGAGTATATGGTGGATCAAATTTAAGATTGAATGGTAACCAACCAAGATTCAAACAAATTCAACAGTTGATCCAATCAACAGTGGATGCTTCTGCTCGTGGATTCTCTGATAGATATCTAGAACTGGAAGTTTATGGTCTTGCTAATAATATTATTATGGCAGGAATACAACAAACTCCAGACTTAATCCCATCTCTAATTTTACCAAGATCATTTGAACCATTGGTAAATATTGATGCTAAGATTGAATTGGTTAAACAATATACTATTAAAATGGGTAACTCATACTATCGTGAATTGGTTCCTCCTTCCACTTTAGTTTCTACACTACCGCAAGGAATTACCAAATATTATGAATATCTTGATTTAGTTGCATCAAGTAGTGTATTCCAAAATGATGAACATATTAAACATGAGATTAACTTGGAAGCGCAAGCATTATGTCAGAGAATTCTACATATTGCTATCAAACGTGATCCTATTCATATTATTGAAGGTGCATTGGTAGAACTAAAGGAAAGGTTAGTTACATTAAAGATAGATGATATACAATTAACAGATTATTCATATGCTAAAGCGTTGGGTCCTACATACCATACGCTTGAGCGTTTTAAGTTTTTATTTGCACCCTATTCTGAAGCAGGAACTGTTTCTATAGATCAGGGTGGTGAGGTTTATCGTGATGCTTGGAGTCAAGACTATACCAGTGTCGGAACTTCAAGTGATTATAATGCAGGTTATTGGGATACCTATGCAAATACCCAAATCGGTCACCTGTCACATATTAATCTAGATGATCTAGTTAATAATACAGGTAAAAAGACGAATATTGCGTTTGATACATATATCGAACTCAGTAACTAGTATAAATAACTTTACATTCTTTTTAAAGGAAGAGGATTAAAATGGCGGCAATCATTACTAACAAGTTCCGACTCCATAATTCGGAACAATTTATAGAAGCATTCAGCGAGAATGCTCCTACGAACATGTATTTGTTCATTGGTCGTCCAAAAGCATGGGCAAACGATCAGGTTCCTGCAACTCCGTTGGATAACCAAGATTCAATGTTTAATATCTACGATGATATGATAGCAATGAAGCGAGTTCAGTCAACTGATGTTACACATGCTATTGTGCGAAGAGATTGGATTAGTGGATTGACATACGATGAGTATGCTCATGACTATTCTGACAGTTACACTGCAACAAGTGGTGCGACTAACTTATACTCAGCATTATTCTATGTAATGACTGATGAGTATAATGTGTACAAGTGTATCTCTAACAATGGTGGTACTGCTTCATCAGAAAAACCAACAGGTACTGGAACTTCTATCATCGCTACTGCAGATGGGTATCGTTGGAAGTACATGTACTCAATTTCTGCGGCAGACGCATTGAAGTTCTTGTCAACTGACTTTATTCCAGTGAAGAAAATTTTATCTAATCCTGGCGTATCTGATCCGTATTATACACAGTATCAAGTTCAGCAAAATGCAGTTGCCGGAACCGTTGAGCAAATTAAACTTACTGCGGGTGGTTCTGGGTTCACCTCTGCTCCAACAGTAACTATTATCGGTGATGGTACTGGTGCTACAGCGACTGCTACAGTTTCTGGTGGTGCGGTAGATACAATTTCCATCGGTGATGTTGGTTCTGGTTACACACAGGCAGAAATAACTATTATCGGTGACGGTACTGGTGCAACTGCAAAAGTTGTAATCTCACCAGAAGGTGGTCATGGGTTATCTGCAGTTGAAGAACTTGGTGGGTTCTATGTCATGATGAATACTCGTCTTGAGTATGACGATGGTTCTGGTGACTTCCCTGTAAACAACGATTATAGACGTATTGGTCTGATTCGTGATCCACAGGATTTCGGAACAACTAATGTATCTTCAGGGTCTACCTTGTCTGCGACTAAAACTATTACTCTGCAGTCATCAGGTCAGTCTGGTAATTTTGATGTTGATGAGCGTATTGTTGGTGGAACTTCAGCGGCAAATGCTATTGTTGTAGATTGGGATGCTGATAATCTTGTCCTTAAATATTATCAAGATATTGAAACTGGGTTTGGTACTTTCCAAACTGGTGAAACTATCACTGGTAATACTTCCGCGGCAACTGGTACATCTTCTGCACTTGGTGACCCAGAAGTAGAACCAGATTCGGGTGATATCCTCTATGTTGAACATAGACGCCCAATTAATCGTGCATCTGACCAGATTGAAGATATCAAACTGGTTGTTGAATTCTAAGATAAATATCTCTAAGAATTCAATTATAAGATCACACTAGGAGACTTTTGGATGGATCAGAAACTTGACTTTAATGTCGATCCGTACTTTGACGACTTTGAAGCAACTGGCGGTGCGAAAGAAGAGAACTACCATCGAGTTCTCTTTCGCCCAGGATTCCCTGTTCAGGCAAGGGAACTCACTCAGTTGCAGACTGTACTGCAGAATCAAATTGAAAGATTTGGTGATCATATCTTTGAAAATGGCGCACAGGTAATCCCTGGCGATGTTAACATTGATACTGAGTATCGTTTTGTAAAACTGCAGTCAACGTTCAATACGACTAACGTAGAGAACTATCGTCAAAACTTTTATAATAAGATCATTACTGGTAGTGACACAGGTGTAAAGGCAAGGGTTATCGGAACTCTCGCCGCAACATCCTCTGATCCGATCACCCTTTACATCAAGTATGAAAATAGTGGTACAGACGGTGACACGAAGATTTTCAAAAATGGTGAGACAATCACTACTTTGAATTCTGATAATACAGTCAAGAAGAATCCAGAACTCTCCGCAGATCAAACAACTGAACTTAGTGCCTCGTTGCTCGCTACTGGAGCAACAGGTACTGGTTCTGCTGTTAAAGTACACGCAGGTATTTACTACATCAATGGTTTCTTTGTGAAGAATGATGAACAAGTGATCATTCTTGACAAGTACACAAACTCACCAAACTATCGTGTGGGTTTCCGTGTAGTTCAAAATACCATTACTCCTGAAGATGATGAAAATCTAAAGGATAACGCAACAGGTTCGTCTAACTATGCCGCTCCTGGCGCACACCGTTATCAGATCGAACTGACTCTTGCTAAGATCGGTTTAGATTCAACTGACGACAAAGATTTTGTAGAACTTGCTCGTATTGTAAATGGTTTACCAGAGCAGGTTGTTAAGAACACAAACTATTCGGTGTTAGAGCGCACTCTTGCTCGCAGAACATTTGATGAATCAGGAAACTACGAAGTTCGTAAGTTTGGTATTGATGTTCGTGAGCATTTAAATGATGGTTCTAACTTTGGTATATACTCTTCTGCAGATAATGGAGATGATTCAAAACTTGCGGTAGGTGTAGAACCTGGCAAAGCATACATCTCAGGTTATGAGATTGAAACAATTGCAACCAAGTATCTCGATGTACCTAAAGCGAGAACTTTTGCTAGAGCAGTCGATACTCCAATCAAAACTCCTTTAGGTAACTATGTTCTTGTACAGAACTTAAAGGGTTATCCAAACTTTGCATCATTTGAGCAGGTAAACCTAGTAGACGACTTCCGTGGAAATGGTGGTTCAGTCGTAGGTGTTGCTCGTGTGCGCGGTATCCAACTTCACTCTGGTGATTATACTGCAGGTGCTAGTACTGTTTATCGTCTAGGTTTGTTTGACATTCAGATGAATGAAGGTAAATCATTTGAGAATGACGTAAAAGGTTTTGTTAACAGTGGTTCAACATTTGAAGTTGATGTAAAAGCATCAGAAGTAAAACTTACTGGTACTGCATCCATCACATCTGGTTCTACTGCACTTACTGGTGTAGGTACTCTGTTCAACTCTCAGTTGAAAGCAGGGGATTATCTGTATGTTGAAGGAACACTTGTACAAGTACAATCAGTAACAGATAACCTCAATGCGGTTCTTTCTGCAAATGCTTCTGCAACTGTTGCAGGTGGTTCGATTACTAAGTTTACTTCTAAAGTACTTGATCCATCTAACAAGAAACTTGTATTCCCAATCGAATATGCTCGTATCAGAAAACTCCGTGGTGACTCATCTGCTAATCCAGATAACGTTAAGTCTACTGCGTATACGGTTCGCCGTATTCTTACAGATGAAGTTTCTGGTACTGGTACAATCAGTATTACCTTGGATGGTCAGAGTGAGACATATGAATCTGTTTCAGACTTGTCTAACTACACACTTGTTGTAGAATCTACCACTTCAGGAACTGTATCTGCAGGTGATATTATCCCAATTACAACTGGGGATATCTCTCTGTCTGGTAATGATCGTACTGTAGAAATTGCTAACTTGATTTCAACATATGATTTGGTTGCAAATGACTCACTCATCTTGGTAGCATCAGTTCGTGTTTCTGGTGATGATGGTGATGAGAAGTCTAAGACCCTTCACGAAAATCATACCAAAGATGTCACTGCACAAGCAGACGTTGAAAAGACAGAACTTCTTCTTGGAAAAGCAGATATCTTCCGTCTAGTATCGGTTCAGATGCAATCTGGATTCGGTGCATGGACAGGTACAGGTGCAATTGATATCACAGACCGCTACGACTTGGATGATGGTCAGCGTGACGCATTCTACGACATTGGTCGTGTTAAGTTGCGTCCTGGGCAACCAGTTCCAACAGGTTCTGTTCGTGTAACATTCGATTACTTCTCACATGGTGCAGGGGATTACTTCTCAGTTGACTCATATACTGGTCAGATTGATTACGAAGACATTCCTAACTTCCAATCTTCTGGTAACAACGGTCAGACTTTTGAACTCCGCGATTGCTTGGATTTCCGTCCTCGCGTAGATGACACTGGTGCAGGGTTTACACTTGGTACTGCATCTGTATCAGAACTTCCAAAGATTGGTGAGAACGTAGAATCAGATTTCTCTTACTACCTACCTCGTATCGATAAAGTTTATGTCGATGAGTTTGGTGTATTCTCTGTATTGCAAGGTGTACCTTCTCTTGTACCACAACCTCCAAAAGACCCTGAGTCTGGGATGGTTCTGTATCAAATGAGTATTCCTGCATACACTCTTAATACTAAAGAGGTGGTGGTCAAATCTTTTGACAACAAGCGTTACACAATGCGAGACATTGGTAAACTTGAAAAGCGTATTGAGAACTTAGAATACTACACTACACTGAACATGCTTGAAAAAGAAACTGCCGATCTTCAGATTAAAGATGCGGATGGTTTTGATCGATTCAAGAATGGTTTCATTGTTGATCCATTTACTGGTCATGGTGTTGGTGATGTACAATCTAAAGACTACCGTGTATCGGTTGACTTCACGAATAAAGAATGTCGTCCAATGCACTTCACAGAGAATGTTCGTCTCGTAGAGTCTGCTACATCTAATGCAGATCGTAGTAATGCAAACTATCAGCGTACTGGTGATTTGATTACTCTACCATATGAGCATACAAACTTCATCAATAACCCATATGCTACAGATGCAATCGATGTTAACCCATATAAGATTGCCGCATATACTGGTGAGATCGAACTTGTTCCGCCTAGCGATGAGTGGAAAGATACAACTCGCCGTCCAGACTTAGTAGTACAAGATGACAATAACTTTGATGCACTTCAGTTTATGGCAGAAGAGTTAGGTGTTACTGGTACTCGTTGGAACGAATGGCAAGACGAATGGTCAGGTCAACCAGAGGTTATTGGTACTGGTTCTACCTTCCAACGTGGTATTGGTGGTGGTCGAGTTGGTGTTTATCAGAACATCACTCTCGCAACACAAGTTGGTCAGGTTCGTGAAGGTGAGCGTACACAGATTGTACCTAACACAATCAATCAGAACTTGGGTGATAGAATCGTCAACATTTCGATGATTCCTTACATCCGTTCTCGTCCTGTGACTATTCTTGCGCAGAACTTGAAACCAGATACTAAACTGCAAGCATTCTTTGACAGTGAAAATGTAACTAACTACATTCGTCCTGCGGACATATTTACAATTACTGCAGATGATCGTTCATTGTTTGAATTCAATGAGATGCCACCTGCAGGTTTCGATGAAGCGATTGCTGTTGCGCGTCAAGATGACGATGGTAATTTCCAACAAGCATATGCATTTGGTGACGTAATTAAGAACCAAACTCATAGTGCGGTTTCAATTACTAACGTTGCACAACCTAGTGCGCCAGGTTTAGTTAATGTAACTGTAACATCTACTAGCGGTATTTCAGTTGGTCATCATGTACAACTTTCTGGTGTCGGTGGTTCTACAGAACTTAACTATACAGTTTCTAAGGGTAACACTTACTTGGTAACTGCAGTATCTGGAAACGTTGTTACAATCAAGAATCTTGATGAGTCTAACATTTCTACGATTACTGCTTTCACTTCTGGTGGTTCATTACAAAGACTACAAGCATCTGCAGTTGTTGCATATCAATCTTATGACAATCCAGATGACGAAGTAACTCTTCTTCCTGTTGATATCTTTGTGATCAACGTGAAGAATGGATTTGGTATCGGTGACGTTTGTGAGGGTACACTGCTTAATGCAAATGGTGTTCTCAACCAATGTGAGATTGCAGGTATCAATGGTACTACATCATCTACAGTTATTCCAAGTCTGAAGAAAGACACTGATGACTTGTTCTCAAGTGATATTGGTAACTTTATCGGTGTATATACAATTCCTAACTCAGAATCAGTAAGATTCCGTACAGGTAATCGTGTATTACGCTTGATCGATTCACTTACCAACAATCTTCAAACTGGATTGTTCTCAACAAAAGCAGAAGAAATCTACTACGCAACAGGTATTGCGGAAACTCGCGAAGCGACAATCCTCTCTACTAAGACTGCGAAGTTTGTTCGTGACCGCGTTGAAGAGCGTAGAGAAGTTCGCCGTGTAACACAGTCTAATAGATTCCTCCGTTCATTTGTTCCTCCTGCACCAAGTGGTGGTGGTAACTCTGGTGGTGGCGGTGGTGGTCATGATCCACTATCACAGACATTTGTTGTTAACACTCCTGGCGGTGCATTTGTAACGAAGGTTGACTTGTTCTTCAACACTCGTGGTACTCGTCCAATGATCGTAGAAATCCGTAACGTTGTGGATGGTATCCCATCGTTCAAGATTCTACCAATGGCACAGACAACACTCCGCGCAGATCAGTTGAACATTTCTGATAACGGTACAGTTGCTACAACGTTCACATTCCCATCACCTATCTACTTACAGCAAGGTGAGGAATACTCGTTGACAGTTAAGACTGATGAACCTGGCGCGAGAATCTTCTTCTCTGAAGTCGGTCAGTTGAACCTAGCAGACAATCGCATTGTATCGGTCAACCCACTTGTAGGTACATTCTTCTTGTCGCAGAACGGTAGTGTTCAGACACCTCACCAGTTGCGTGACATGAAGTTCAATTTGTATCGTGCAAACTTTGACACTACTAAGACTGCTACAGTTGACTTCCAGAGTGTTGCTCCATCGGTTGTACATCTCAAGACCAACCCATTTGAGATGACAAACGGTACTGGTAAAGTTCGTGTGATCCAAAGAAATCACGGTTTCGGTGTCGGTGATACTGTAACTATCTCTGGTGTTGCTGATGGTAACTATGGTGGTTCCAATCTTTCTCAGGGTATCCCTGCAGATGTTCTCAATGGAGATCACACCATAACATCAGTAGACATGGATTCTTATGTAATCACGATTGCATCTGGTGACATTCTTGGTACAGAATCTGCATTGAGTAAAGGATTCTACGGTGGTACTGGAGTTAAAGCGACTAGAAATATTTTGGTAGATGTAATTCAACCTACTATTTCTCAGATCAAATTGACAGATACTGCTATCACTTATGATATGCAAATTATCGATCAGTCATATGACTACTCACCACTTACTAATATTATTGAGAATGATAACTTCTATTTCTCTACTCGTAAGATGGTATGTAGCGCAGGTAACCAATCTGCTCAGTCTTTGACCAACTCGCCATTGATTTTGAAAGCGACTTTGACCTCGACTAACCCTGCAGTATCTCCAGTTATAGATACGACTAGGGTGTCAGCATTCTGTGTTGCTAACAGAATTAACAATGTAGATGCGAGTGATATCAACGACAGTGATATCGATTCAAGAACAATTGTAAGTGCAAATGCTAATGTTGCATTCACTGCATCGTCTTCTAAGATTTCGACTGCAGACGCAACCACTAAAGCGCAATTCCAAACTCTTGATATTGGTAAAGTGATCACTGTAACTGGTGCATCTAACTCTGCTAACAATGGAACTCACACAGTGTTGCGTGTGGAAGCGGATGGTTCTTCCGTAACCGTAGATTCAATCTTGACAGATGAGTCTGCAGGTTCTTCAGTAACAATGGTTGTTGGTGAGCGATTCCTTGCTGATATTGCTCCAGAAGGTGCATCTAACGAAGCGAACTATGCAACTAGACGTTTCAATTTGGATGATCCTGCTACAGCATTCAAGATCATTTACGATGCGAACCGTCCATCAGGAACCACTTTGGAAGTCTACTATAAGATTATCAAAGAAGGTGAAGATGTACCATTCAAGGATATTCCATTCGTAAAAGCAGAGATTGATGTTGCTGATACACCAGATGCAAACACAATCACGTTCAAGGAACGTTCACATACGGTTGAGAACTTGGATGCATTTACTTCAATCTCAGTCAAGGTTGTGATGAAGTCTGTAGATACTACAGTTGTTCCAAGAATCAAGAATCTGAGAGTTATAGCACTGGCGGTGTAACATGGATAGACTAAAGGTAAAAGGACATTCCACTCTTGTGAGAGACGTAAACACAGGGGCGATTCTATCAACGAATCGTTCCGACTACGTTTCTGCTTTGCAACGAAAAGAAAGACGCGAAACAGAAAGACAAGAAATGCAGTCTATGTGTGATGAGATAAATACTCTTAAAGATGAGATTGGAGAGATTAAGTCTCTCCTTCTTGATATCGCGAGGAAGCATTAATGGCAGTCATTACAGTACAGTTATCAGACAACCTTGATCAGTGGAGAGTTAAGCAAAACTCAGTTTCTACAAAATTGGGTGATGTTGATACACTAGTTACAACTGCAGATAATATTGTTGGTGCAGTCAATGAGATTGCAGATACTGTAGGTGATCTTAATGATTTAACTACTGCAACTAAACTCAGTGCGGTTTCTGCGGTTAACGAAGTTAAGTCTAGTTTTGATTCCCTCGCTAGTGCGGAACAAATTCCACGTTCAGTAATTATTGCGATAGGTTAACATGGCAGTTATCACAGTAACAAGAGGTGATTCGTTTCAAAGTTGGATCAATAAATCTAACGACTTGAACAGTGCGTTAGGTGATGTTGATGCTACCAACCCAAGACTCGCTTCTGTAGTAACAACTGCAGTTAATGATTTGGTCGATGATGTTGGGGATATTTCAACACTTGAAGCGTCTTTAATCGCTGACTATAATGAAGATGGTGATATTGACTTAGTTGACGGTATCAACTTATTAAAGCGTCAGATCGATGCGGAGCGTTTGACGGTAGGTCATATCATGGCATATGACTGTCATCCTCAAGAACTTTTTGGTCTAAACGATTTTGATTTCACTGGTGATAGTGCATAAATAATATTGAACATTAAAGGTAGATTCTAATGGCAAACGATTTTAAAAATAGCATCTCTGCGACAGTTGGAACATCTCGTATAGAAATGTATACAACTCCTTCACTCACTGGTACTAGATCGATGTTGATTGGTTTAGAAGTATGTAATATTCATACTGCAGACGTTGGCATCACTGTTGAGATTTGGGATGACAGTGCATCCGCATGGGTAAATCTAACTAAAGCACTTCCAGTACCAGTTGGTTCTACTGCATCTGTCATTGCAGGTCAGAAAATTGTACTAGAAGAAGATGATAAAGTTGCAGTCACTTGTGATACAGCAGGTGGCGCTTCAGCAATCCTTTCAATTCTAGAGGATGTGTAATTAAATGAGATATCTAGGTAAGCAACCCAAAGTAAGTGGTGATCGCGTATCTGGTGGTAAGATTGAGAATTTCTCTTCCACAGGTATTGACGATAATTCAACACAAACAAATATTACAGTAGATGATGCTGATATTGTAATTAATGTCAGTGATGAGGTAAGCATTACCTCCGACATCGGTACTATTGTTAATACCACAAGTACATCTCTTACTTCACCTAATATTGATGTGAACGTCTCTGACGTTGCAGATATTGGTGACGGTGCGCTTCATCTAGATAGAACAAGTTATGCGCAAGAACGACTAGGTGTTTTCACTAGTTCACCAGAAGCAGAGTTGCATGTCGTTGGCGACAACATGATTTTGGAGTGTGTGGATGATGGTGCGCTTCCAGGACCTACTGTTTACATGCGCAGAAATTCTGCATCACCTGCAGATGGAGATTTACTTGGGAGAGTATTATACACTGGTTTTAACTCTGCGCAAGAAGAGATCGAATATGCTACCATCGAAGCGAAAGCGAGAGTTACAACTGATGGTTCTGAAGCAGGTGAAGTTGATATAAACGTTTACTCTGGGGGTTCTCAGGTCAATATCGCTAAGTTACGCGATGACTTGGTAATCTTCAATGATGGTCAGATTGACATGGACTTTGTGGTTCGTGGTCAGACCGATTCTCAGTTACTTTACGCAAACACTGGTACATCTCGCTTAGGTATTGGTACAGAAAATCCAGAAGAGAAAGTTCATATTGTCGGTGATGTTAAGATTGATGGTACAATCACATTCTCTAACCAAGCATCTGGTGCGGGTTCTGTTGAGTTTACGATTCAAGATGAAATCAACTCAGGTGATGATGCATATGCCGCAGTAGTATTTAAAGATTCTACAGCACTGAATGTTGGACAGGTAGCGGTATCTGGTGGTAAACTACACATCACTTCCCAACACACTGACGATGGTTCATCAGGTATTCACTTTGGTATTGGTTACACTGATGACGAAGGTGAAGACTATGAATATATGATGATGTTGGAAGAAGAAAGTGCAGAGACAACTATTTCTTCAGCAAATACTAACATCTCATTTGATAATACAACTGGTAAAATTTTAAGTGGAACATCAGGTTTCTTCACATCGAATTATGCTGTTGGTGATATTGTTCTTATCGAAGGCGCTTCAAATTCTGCAAATAATCGCTCATGGCGTATTGAATCATTCGCAGACACGGGTGGTTCAGTAGTTGTTATCGACAGAAGAGGTAACAAACCTACAACTGAAAGTGCAGGAGCATCAATAACTGTCAAGAAACATACAAACATGGTGATGGTGCCTAATACTGTTAACCACTATACTTGGACAGCACCACAGTCAGACAATTCTCAAAGAGTTGCATCTACTGCATATGTAAGAACTGCAGTTTCTGATTTGATTGATTCATCTCCTGGCGCACTGGATACATTGAACGAACTTGCCGCGGCAATCAACGATGATGCAAACTTTGCTACTACAGTAACAAACTCAATCGCCACTAAGTTGAGTCTTGCAGGTGGTACGATGACAGGGTTCATCACATTACATACTGATCCAACTTCAGGTAGTCATGCGGCAACGAAGAGTTATGTTGATACTGGTTTAAATAATGTTACTTCTAGAGATTTTAACAATCTTACTGCTACTGGTTTGAGTAACCTAGAAGAGTACGTTGAAGATTATGCATCTGGTATGATTACCAGTGCATCTCATAGTGGTCTGTCTGTATCGTATGATGATAATGCAAATACACTAACATTTAACGTCAACGATCCACTGCTAACAGTAAATGCTAACACTGGTGATGTTCGTGGTAGTGGTTCTGCTACGATGACAGACTTGGGTAGTACTTCAATTAACTTTGGATTGACACTACAAGATGATGTGATACTCGCAAGACATATAGATACTGAAGATGGTACGAACAATATCATTAATGGTCTACCAGAACTAGCATCAGAAGAATCGTTCCAGAATGATGACTACATTATCTTTGCTGATGACTCTGCGGGTGGTGCATTGCGTAAGGTTCGTAAAGGTAAAGCGATTCCTCCTGCATTCACCGAAGACCTTGGTTACTTTGCGATTGCAATGTCGTAAGTATTATAAATATGAATAACAGATTTTAATGGGATAATGATCAATGGCAAGCGGATTATTTAAAAACGGTAAGCAGACAGTATCTGATACAGGAACAACTATTTACACAGTTCCTGCAGGTAAATATGCTGTTATACACGCAGTCTACCTGTGCAATACTTATGGTTTAGAAGACTTATATGCTAATGTTGAAGTAGTTGCATCTGGTGGTGGTTCTTCCACTAATATTGCTTATATGCAACCAGTAGGTGCGAACCAATACTTAGTCATTGATAGACCAATCAATTTACAAGACGGTGAGTCACTCAAAGTTACTAGTTCTCGTGATGCATCCATTGATGCATTTGCTAGTGTTCTTGAGTTCACACCATAAGAGGGGATAAAATAGATGGCGTTTATCGGTAGAACCAAAGACGTAAAAGTAAGACAACAGCGTGTCATTGGTAATGGTCTAGACAAGATTTTCACTCTTGACTTTATCCCTGCGTCTGATAATCAACTCTCAATCTACATCAACGGTGTATTTTTGAGTGACTATGATTATATTTTCAAGCATCCAGATAAAATTATCTTTACTGACATTCCAGACGATGGTACTGAGATTCTTATTGTATGTCTGAAGTCTTCAGATAAACAATCGACTCGTAACACTTTCTATTATGCAGATGGCGTTTCTCGTATTTACGATATTGGTTTTATTCCTCCAGAAGATGGTTCAATTCTTGTATCGATCAATGGTGACCTCCAAAACGATGAAAAATACCTTGTCGAAGGTCACAAGTGTATCTTTATGTTTACCCCATCCATCAACTCAGAGATTGAGTTCCGTGGTGTATATGACGTAATTGATCCATCTGGTAACGTTCAAGCATCTAATAACTTGAGTATTCAGCGCACTCGCGTGAAAGCAGATGGTTATCAGAACATCTTCCCAATGCACCAGAAACCTGCCGCAGAGCATAACTTGATTGTAACTGAAGGTCGTAACATTAAGAATGACAGACAGTATGCTCTAGTTAACGAATACAAGTATGTTCAAGAGAACGTGCCTGGGCAGTACGAAGAAATGGAATTCCGTGGTTTGGTTGGTTCTACTTTCACCAACCTAAACCGTAGATGTATGATCGGCGAAGATAGAGATGGTATTCCTAATGGTGTATCACTACAGTCTGGTGGTTCATCTGGATATTCTACAGCAACCAACCTAGAAGCGCGTGGTGGTTCTGGTGAAGGTTTGCGTGTAAATATCACTGCATCTGGTGGTGTGGTAACTGGTGTAACAGTCAACACAGATTTAGCAGGTGGAGACTTTGCATACAACTACAATACATCTGAAGATTTAACAATCATTCAGAGTGGTTCTTCAAATAACGCAGTAGTTCGTATCACATCAGTTCGTAACAGTGATGGTCAGCGTTACTGGGATATCAATAACCACATCTGGGATTTCCAAGACGATACTTTCCGCAAGGAAACTACATATGCACTCCCAGATGATGAAGGTAAGATTCTTGTATCTGTTGATGGTATTATCCAACCACCTCACGAATATACAATTTTATCAGCAGACTTCAATGAAGGTTCTGGTGCATCAAATCAGGTAGTTGACCTTGGTTCATATGCAGGTCACAACAATAACCCTGCTAAAGTAGAGATTCGTGATATTAGTCGTCTCATTGGTAATGACGACTCAGTTATTCTTGCGGATGCTGATATATCTCGTATTACTTGGGAATCAACTACCGAAGCACAAACCACATTCCAGTATGGTGTTACTGGTAGTGTTGTGTTTGAAAATGCAGGTGTAGCAGGTGCTTGGGGAAATACCCAATTTATGGGTTGGGGTAAAGACCGAGTAATGGTGGTAGTAAACGGCATTATTCAGGATAAAGATTCATACACCCTAAGTGGAGATACTCTCACATTAGGTGGTGGTGCAGGTACAGATTCTCCACAATCAGGGGATGGTGATGTATTCGTTGACTTGATCTTCTTTGATGCTTGTCCTGCACAACACTCTATGCAATATGTTCAGACAGGTAATCCTGCAACTGGTGATGGTAATCGTCAAACTTTCCGTCTATATGACGACAGCAATAATGAGGTTGGTAACGAACTACACCCAGATTCAGATTCAACAGTAATCGTACACGTTGATGGTGTTTATCAGCACGATAACTCATATATGGTCGTAGGGAACAAGTTATCATTCTTTGATGATGTTCCTGCATATGGTGCAAACATCAACGTTCACGTTCTCAAGTGTACTACAGTTACTCCAACTAATCGTAGACGTTGGCAAGATATTGGTGACGGTACAACTACACAGTTCACATTACCATTCCAATCTACAACTTCTCCGTATGACGATGATGGTGTCATGGTATTTGTTGATGGTGAGGTAATTCAAGAGAAAGATTATTCTTTGAATGGATACACTTTGACATTCTCTACTGCACCTTCATTCCAAGCATTTATCGAAGTAATGGGTATTTTCGATGTTACCGACTATGATGGTACTTCACTAGAAACAAATCTAGAGACTCGTAAGAAGACAATCGTATGTGACGGTACTCAGCAAATCTTTGACTTGTCCGACTTTGTATTTGAAAAGCACAACTTTGGTAATATTCAGGATACATACAATGAACAAAAATTGATTGTATTTAGAGATGGTGAAATTCTCGATCATACTAAATATATGATAATAGGTTCAAAACTTTATCTCACAGATATTCCAAACAATGGAAATTATCTTGAGATTGTAAGATTTATTTAAGGGTGCATATAAGATGGCATTGACTAAACTCACAAAGCACGTTTTACATGGTTCTTTTATCGTTCAGATGAAGTATCAAGATCAAAACGATATGAGTGCAAACGCAACTGGTGTAACGCAGTGGGGTCAAACATTAGACCTCACTCCTCAATATGCAGATTCGATATTAGAATTGCATTTTAGTGGAACCATTCGCTGTGGTACAGCGCACAATAGTGATACTGCATTAACTACAGTATATCTTTATGTAAATGGTCAAAATGAATATACACTTGCGAATGCAATGACTGCAGGACGACACAACGAATCGTATAACCAAACATCAACTTTTGGTAACTCGATTGGTATGTTCCACCGCCATTTGCCTGGCACTACAAATAACCAAGCAATTACTGTTCGGATAACTAGGAATAATAATACTGGTGGTACATACTACTGTACTGATGGTTTTCTTATGGCAAAAGAAATTTCGAGTGGGGTTACTACTGGTACTGGCGGTACTCACATTATTTAATTGTGAGACAAATGTGGGATAAATGTAATGGGATTAAAAAAGATAACTAAGCATGTTATTTTTGGATCACAGATTGTACAACATGTTTCTAGGGATATATCTGATAAAACCCATAGTGCATCAAATTGGTCTAATTGGGGGGAGAGTGTCTCTATTAGTCCTGAATATAAAGACTCACATTTGGAATATGTATTTACAGGTTCGATGTATACAGGAACGTCAATAAATACATCATATAATACTGCACATTTAAGATTAATAGTTAACGGTCAAACTGAATATACATATGAAAATGCACTTGGTGGACAAAACTCATATCAAGGCACTCAGAGGGTTCGTAATGCTAGAAACAATCAACATGACTTCCAACAAGATTGGAATGCGTATATGATGGCATCTGGGGTTTATATGAATCACATTCATGCGCCTGGGAATACGAATGAGCAGATTTTTCAGAATCAGGTTTTTGTGACAGGTGCTTATAGCGTAAGTTGCTATGATGGGTTTATGACCATAACTGAAATTTCTGGTAACCACCATTCATTAACATAATTGGAGTTTAGAATGGCACTAACAAAAGTAACTAAACATGTATTATTCGGTTCCCAAATCGTACAACATGTTTCTAGGGATATCTCTGATAAGACTCATGGTTCAGCATCGTGGTCGCAGTGGGGACAATCATTATCCCTACAACCTGAGTATGCAGATTCTCATTTGGAGTATGTATTTACAGGTTCAATGTATACGGGTTCTGCAATTAATACCTCGTATCATACTGCACACTTGAGAGTTCAAGTTAATGGTCAAACCGAATATACATATGAAAACGCTTTGGGTGGACGAAATTCATATCAAGGTAACCAGAGGGTTCGTAATGGTAGACACAATCAACATGATTTCCAACAAGCATGGAATGCTAATATGATGGCATCTGGAGTCTATATGAACCATATTCATGCGCCTGGCAGTACCAATAATCAAACATTTGCAAATGAGATTTATGTGACAGGTGCTTATAGCGTAAATTGCTATGATGGGTTTATGACCATCACAGAAATCGCTGGCGACAATCACAATTTGACATAGAGGTTAAGATGGCACTAACAAAAGTAACAAAGCATGTCGTTCACGGATCATTGCTAGTACAATTTAAATACGCGGATATTGGTGATTTGAGTACATCAAGTACTGGATGGTCAAATATCGGGGGTAATGTTACAATCACTCCTCAATACGGCGATTCTATCATGGAAACTGATTTTTCGTGTACTATCAGACACTCAGAACCTGGCGAAGATGCGGACATTCGATTGCGTCTTACTGTAAATGGTCAACAAGAACACTATATTGGTGAGATGTTTGGTGGTATGAACGGTGGTAATCAAGTCCGTGGACATATGCACCAAAACGATAGGGTTCATGCTAACTATGGTAACTTCCACGATTTTTCGCGCACTTCTGGTTTCAGACACGCTTACAAACCAGGCAACACTAATGCGCAGGTGAATCAAGTTCAATCTCAGGTTGCCTCTGGTAGAACGTATTACATTTACGAAGGATTTTTGATTGTTAAAGAAATTTCTTCTGGGTTGTCTTAATCAACAAAAATGAAATTCTTATAAATAGATAGAGAAAAATTAATTCCAAGGAGATTAAAATGGCAATTGATATTGAAGAACTCATCAAGAAAGGTCCTCCAACTAAAGCAGAAATTGAAGCGATTCAAGAGAAGTGGGGTTATGGTGGTATTTTAGATGAGAATGATCTTGCTCGATACAATGAATATTTCAGAGAACGTTCTACTGCAGATCGTGTTTCTAACGTATTGAGAATTGCTTTCCCAAACTGTCAGTGGTCAATGGAAGGTGAAAACTACGAAACTCTTGAGTGGGATGAGGATAACGTTCTTCCGAAACCAACACAAGCAGAACTCCGTAGACTTGCTCCTATGGTTCAGGATATTCTTGATCAGGGTGAGTACATTGCTCGCCGCAGACAGGTTATGCCACCAGAACCACTATTGACTCGTGCATTGTGGGAGTGGTTGGTTGAAGGTAAAGAAGACCTCAAGAATGCAGTACAAGCACGCCGCCTTGCTATCAAGAAGCGTTTTCCAAAACCAGAAATTAAACACTGGATGGTTCAATCCGAAGACATTCTACAGATTCTTCCAAACTCACCTAAAGATTTGGAAAGAACTGATTTGTCCGAAGAAGAAATGTGGAAGTTTGCATTCACTCAAGGTATTGAGGGTGAAGATGCAGAACCTCTTGCAACTACACTAGCGGTGTCTGAAACTAAACAACCAACAGTATCAGACGTTGACGGTTCTCAATAACAGGAGATAAGAAATGCCTATCAAAAATGGTAGACTAATTCTTGAAAGACAAATCTCCGACTTTGCTGAGAGATTTACAGTTGACCCAAACAATCTCCTTGAGGTGGGTACTGTATGTTCTCTCGCTCAGTCAGGTAACTATGAGATTCGTGTAACTAATGGTACTGGAGATAACCGAGTAATTGGTGTCATCTATGCTTTAGATAAAACAGGAAACCCATATGTTGCTTTGATGGGACGGTGTATTGTTAATGTTAGGGGTTCCGTTGGAAAGGGGGATGCACTTGTTCTTTCTGAATCTTTCGGAAAACTGAAGTCAAACAATGGAGCATCTTTCCAAGACGTTAAAGCAGTAGCATTAACCACTAACTCACAAGAGCATGGTCAAGTGGAGTGTTTGTTACGCTAATTCTCCTATTATAAATAATAACAAATAGGAGATGGTTAAATGGCAAACCCTACATCTAGAGCAGACTTAAAAGAATATTGTCTAAGACGCCTTGGAAAAGGCGTCATTGACATCAACGTATCGGATGATCAAGTTGAAGATCGCGTTGATGAAGCGATTCAATATTTTCAAGAATATCACTTTGATGGTGTGGAGCGAACTTACCTTAAACACAAGGTAACCGCTACCACCATCACACTTACTACAACAAACGCAGAATCTTTCATTGCAGGTGAGACTATTATCGGTCAAACCAGTGGTGCAAAGGCGCGTGTAATCGACTTTCCTACATCATCAACCCTACGCATTAGAAATGAAGTTGGGGATTTTTCTGATGGTGAAACAATAGAAGGTGTTGCAAGTTCACATGCCGCAGTCGTAAACTCTGTTGCGGAAGGTGACATCAAATTGGGATACGTCACAATTAATGATGCAATCACTGGTGTTGTAAGAGTCTTCCCTTTCACCAATTCGTCTACTATGGATATGTTTGATGTACGATATCAAATGCATCTGAACGAATTGTTTGATCTTTCGTCCACTTCCGTACTTCACTACGACATGGTTAAGCGTCACCTATCTCTTATCGAGATGGAATTGGGTACTGCACCTAACATTCGCTTCAACCGTAAGTCTGATCGTGTATACGTTGATATGGATTGGAATGTAGATATTGCAGTCGATGAGTATCTCATCTTTGAAGCATATCGAATCCTTGATCCTGCAACATTTACACAAGTGTACAATGACATGTTCCTCAAGAAGTATGCTACTGCACTGATTAAATTGCAGTGGGGTAATAACTTGAGTAAGTTCGCAGGTGTGCAGATGCCTGGCGGTGTTACACTTGACGGTGTTCGTATTTTAAACGAAGCACAAGAAGAAGTCAATAAGATCGAAGAGGAAATGCA